ACCGATGAACCGGGTTCTTAACTCTCCCTTCCCGTCTGGCTCAGTCTCGGTTTCATCGGATTTGCCCTTTCCACCGACCTGATAATATTCTTGAAAGACTTTGTGCTAAGCAGACCCCTGAACATGAGCCCTGCACCGAAGATATACCTGTCATCGCAACGCCATAGTATGATCCTGGAAAGCAGTCCTGAAAACAGATATCCTGACAATGATCCGCGGCATATCGCCAACGATACGAGTCTTGCCATGTCCTTGCCGTGTTCGGCCATGAATGCAGCCTCCTGGGCCTGATTGAAATCAGCCATTTCATCGTATGTCACGCCAAGAGCTGTATATATCCTCGACATCCTGACAAGCGTGCCGAGAAACGGCCGTTTCATCGTGACCCTCAATATGGATACCCGCTTCTTCCTGAACGGTATCTTTAATGAAAGAAGAGGCAGGGACACCCCGACATCAAGGAGCGCCTCTGCCGCCTCTATCTCTACAGTCCTGTCCATCATGCTCCTGCGGTCTGGCTGAGGGTAAGAGTCGCCTTCTTGCTGCTGTCAGCCAAAAGGGTGAATTCGACTGACCCGCTTTTCTGCTCTCCGGAATTCTGTTCGGTTTTCACCACAACAGTACCATTGTTCTTCACTTCAACAGTGAATCCGTCAGGGACAGTCCCGACCCTGAACGGACCGGTCGCATCTATGACTGCTGTCTTCTCGCCCCCGGCAGACTCGAAATTCAGAGTCTCAGGGTTGATGCTGATTGCCGGTTCAGTAGGGTACATACTTCCCGGAGATCCGCCGCTCGCAGGGAGCTCCATCTCCATCTCACATTCAATCCTCAGGGGGTCGTCACCACCGAGTGTGCCCCTTATCGCCCCGTCAAGGGATACCTTGTAGAGCTCTATAGTCTGGCCCGTGCCGGACAGGATCTTCAGAGGACCTTCAAGCATTACTGAGTCAGAAGGGAAATTCCACTTCTCCCCGGAAACATCCCCGCCCATGACATCCGCACAGTTCTGCGCCAGGAGCTCAATGAGATTGAATGTGATCACATTGGTAGCAGACTTCTTCTTGATCTTCTTTACCGGCGCATTGCGCTTCTGGGCCGCCCAGATTCTGATATACTCTGCTGCGTCTCCGCCCCAGTCGATACCGTCCTCGGATACATAGCCTATCTTTTTGCCATTGAATACAAGTGCATCAAGCAGCACAACTATTCCGTCGTTTTCCTTTGCCATTACTTAATCTGATTATGAAATTAATTTCCTTATGATAATCCTGGCGACGACCGTCACCATTACTCCGGACATGAATCCGGCGACAAGCCAGCCAAACCATCCGCCGCGCCGCCTTTTTTCAGTGACCTGCACAGTCTCGATATCGGAGACGGACTCCGATACAACATTGGTACTGTCGGAAGACTTCCTGGACAGGACGCTGTACAGACTGTCAATCTCCGTCTCGCTTCTGTCCAGCCTCTCCTCATAGTACCGGCACAATCTTGCAATGGAATCGCACCGGCTTGTCACGGCAATGCCGTCAGAGGTCCTGCGGACTGTAAGGGAAGACCTGCCGGATGATGTGCTGTATCCGGCCCCTTCCGGCAGATTACGGAGGCTCTCCTCCGTCAGTTCCATCGATGCCACCGATTCCGGCACAGTTTCCATCGTCAGCTCCGTCCGGATCCGCACATGGCTGTTCCCCTTGAGTGTCCTGCGGGTCAATTCCGATCCCGTACTGTCCCGCACAGACATCAGTCTCTCTTCCAGATGCTTCTCCTGCCCTGTCCTTTCCGACATTGCGGTCTTCTGCACTCCGCATCCTGTCAGCAGCACGACGGCCAGAAGTGATATTGCTCTTGCGCTCTTTCGCATTTCGGTCTTTGCCGTTAATAAGTTTCCTGAGTCTTTCAATTTCCTTTGTGAGATTCGTCAGCTTCAGCAGCATCGCCTCCTGATTCGCCTTCAACTCCGCATTCTCGACACGAAGGTTTATGTTCTCGTCAAGGATCTTCCGGTTCTCGGAACTCAGCATGTTTATCGAAGACTGGAGCTGGGACAGCATGTCGTTGTTCCTTTTCCTCCGCCCCGCAATCCATGTGACTATGCTCCCGAGAAATCCGCCCGGAAGGGCGAACCGGAGAAAGTCCATCAGGAAATCCATTGCCATACTGTCCATGACCCATTCTTTACATTACTGGTTAATGCCTATACTTTTCAGCCATTCCTGTACGTCGAAGGACGGACAGGCCTTGGCCGCAATCTCATTGTGCCCGATTATCCTGACATCCGGGAACTTTTCATGGAAACGGTGCACATACTCCGCCATCGCTTTAATCTGTGCCCCTGTCCTGGTATCCGCCGGTGTCTTTCCGTCAGAAGCCAGCCCGCCGGCATAGACAATATGCCTTGACACTGCATTGTATCCTTTTGCCCCGTTTGTGATCTCCCACGGGTCCACATTGGAGTCCTCATTGTTCGCCACAAGCCGTTCCACAGTCCCGTCAAGATGTATCAGGTCGGTATATCCCACCTGCTTCCAGCCACGCCCGCCCTTGCTTACCGGGCCAGTGTGCCATCTGCGGATCTCATCGGAGGTCACGTCACGGCCTTCCGGCGTGGCTGTGCAGTGGATTACAAGATATTTGAGCCTTGATGCCATACTACTCTTCCGGTTCAGCAGCAGGGGCCGGCGTACCCTGGACTATGGCCAGGACACCCTTGTTGTCCGAGCGCATGATACGGCCTCCGGCCCGAACAAGGAACGAGTAGATGTCCCCGTACCAGGTCGGGTCTCCTTCATTCTCGAAAGCGTTCACTTCCCCGAGAGCACGGCATACGCTCTGCTCGTGCCATGCAAGGCCTGCAGCGAGATCAGTTGCAGCACCTGCCGCCGACCATGCCTTCTTCGCCTTGGCATTTGAATATACTCCGACCTTGCTTCTCATCATGACATTGAACGAGAAAAGCTTTCCGAGAATTCCGTTCTGCGCATCAGCCGATGCGAGAAAAGCGGTGTTCTCGTTGGCAGTGAGCGAGTCGAGCAGCTGGGAATACATCTGTGCGTCAAGCAGCAGATATCTTCCTTCCTGCGGGATATCGTCCTGGTTGAACTTGGTCATGAGGGCAAGCACATCGGCTTTGCACAGCCCTTTCCTTTTCCCTGTCGCATCAGGAGTGTAGGCATCAATCTCGGCACCGGTAGTTTCGACACAGCCGGCTGCATCAGGCGACCAGTTGTATATGAAGTCAAGCGCCACTGCATCCATCAGCTTCAGCTTGTCGTTACGCAGGACAGACTCCCGCTTGTTGTAGCTCAGTTCCGCTGTATCGGCATTGCTGATATGTACCGGATCTGTCGTGTATTCGTCGAGCGTGAACGTGACATCGGTGTCAGTCCTCGTCTTCACAGTCGCAGGCTTGGTTTTCCTGTTCTTTTCAACCCCTGATGCAGCTCCGGCATTGGGGATATGGACTGTCTTTCCCTGCAGGACATATTCATCGGCGTTGAACGCCTTGGACATGAAAGAGTTCGAGGCGAAAAGGCCTTCGACTATCGTGCCCATCCAAAGTTCTTTCTGAATTGCCATTCCTATTGTGATTTATAGTTAAACTTTATTCCTTCGGCTCCACACCGAACCTCTCCTTGAACTTGCTCCTGTATATCTCCGGAGACAGATCCTTGAGCTTTGCGAGCTTTTCGCCCTTGTCAAGCTCATCCCAGTTCATCTTCGACAGGTCGGCAAGTTCCGTGTTTTCAGATCCGGAAGCCGACCGTATCTGGGCCTGTACTGATTTCCTTGCCGGAATCGACTCCAGCATAGCCTTTGCCCCGGCAAAATCCTTGTCGAACAGGGCAAGGAGTGAGTCCCGTCCCTTTGCGTCATACCTTCCGTCCCTGATGGCGGCATCGACCAACTCGACCGCCTCCTTCTTCTGGGACTCCTTCTTCTCCGTATTGATCCTGTCTATCGCATCGGACAGGGTCTTGTTCTCAGACTTGAGTCTGTCGCGGTCCTTGATGATCGAGGACACCGCATCTGCTATTGACTGCTCGTTGGCATCGTCACGCAGATTCAAAAGTTCTGTCAACTTTCCCATCTTGTTTCTTTTTTGGTTATGGCTATGTTCATCCATCAGCCGGACCAGGTCCGCACCCTTGTCCATACTGATGATCTTTCCGTCCTTCCTGTCATAGAACGCCAGGGCGTTGTGGTTTGCCCCGATTGTGACTATGCTCGCCTCACGCACCGTCCACCTGGTGACTGTCGGGCCTGTCTGCCCTGGTAGCATGAGGTCATACGCATCGCTCGTCTCCTCCGGTGGCCATGCCCCTATGGATGCCATCCTGATGAAGTCCTCGTCCACCTTCCTCATCACCTCTGCAGCTCTCGGATCGCTTTCATCAAACACCGCATCGGCAAGTATGCGGCCGCCCTCTATCCTGATATCCTCCCATCTGCCTATCGGCATGGACCAGTCATCATGGTTCAGGAGCATGACCGGGTTCTTCCTGAATTCCTCCAGATTGCTCCCTGAAGTGAGCATCCTGAACCCGTATGTATTCACTGACTCGTCATGCAGCGTAAATGTCCGTTTCTTTCCCATCTCCTGTCCTTCAGTTTTGCGCAAAATTGCAGCGGTTTATCCGCCTTGACAAATCGGGTTGCAAAGAACTGCTGCCACACTGTAAACAACAACATTACAGTGCAGTCTGTTACAGCCCGATTATTCTTTCAGCCACGGCAGATATACTTTTGTAGAGTCAAATCATACAGATATGGGAGAAAGACTTACATCAAGCCAGAAGAAAGAATGGGCGAAGCTCATGTTCCTGAAGGAGAACCTGACCCAGCAGGAGATAGCCGACAGGGTGGGTGTATCAAGGATCACTGTCAACCGGTGGGCAAAGGAATGGGAAGGACTGAAACTGAACCTGCTGCAGACCAGGGAGGAAAGGATAAACTCGACTCTGCAGCAGCTTGACGAACTCGACCGGGCAATAGGAAGAAGGGATTCCGGCAAACGGTTCCCGACAGCAGCGGAAGCCGACATACGAAGAAAACTTACCGCAGACCTCGAAGCCCTCGAGCAGGATGCATCTATCCGGGACATATACAATGTCTCCAGAGGACTGCTTGACTGGCTTCGCAAAGCCGATCTGGAGAAAGCCAAGGAACTCAGCGACTGGTTCGATGCATACATAAAGGAGAAGATGAAATGAGCAGGGCCGATGACAGACAGGCTTTCAACGAATGGAGGGAATACCATCTGTCGTTGAAGCGCGACAGAGGGGCGGATGACCTGTGTCCGGCAGAACGGATCGCTAAACTCCGGAAACTGGAGAAAGACCCGGTGCAGTGGATGCAGTTCTTCTTCGCGGAATATGTGAAATACCCGTTCACGATATTCCACAAGAAAGCCATCAGGAGGATAACATCGAATCCTGAATGGTACGAAGTGCTTTCATGGTCCCGTGAACTGGCGAAATCCACGATAGTGTTCTTGTGCGTTATGTATCTCGTGCTCACCGGCAGGAAAAGGAATGTGCTGCTCATTTCCAACAGCCATGAGAATGCGGTCAGGCTGCTTGATCCCTACAGAAAGGCACTCGAGAGCAATTCCCTGCTGAAGGCTTATTACGGGGACCTGAGGGAATACGGCAAATGGACTGCAGACGAATTCAGCCTGACCACAGGGGCAGCATTCAGGGCAATAGGGGCACTGGAATCTCCCCGTGGCACAAGAAAGGATGCTATAAGGCCGGATGTCATCCTCGTGGATGACTTCGACACCGACCAGGACTGCCGGAACCCGGATATATTGAAAAAGAAATGGGATTGGTTCGAGGGGGCACTTTTCCCTACAAGGTCTGTCAGCGAGGATATGCTTGTAGTGTTTTGCGGTAACATTATCGCCCCGGACTGCTGCGTCAAAAGGGCCGGTGAAAAAGCCGACCACTGGGATATAGTGAACATACGGGACAGCGAGGGGAAGTCCACCTGGCCGGAGAAGAACACCGAAGAACGCATCGACAGGATCCTTTCAAAGATAAGCACGCGGGCCGCCCAACAGGAATACTTCAACAACCCGCTGTCCGAAGGGGATGTGTTCAAGGAAATCACATGGGGCAAATGCCCGCCGCTGTCCAAGCTCCGGTTTGCTGTCGTGTATGGAGACCCTGCACCTTCCAACTCAAAGAACAAAGCCACATCATACAAAGCCTGTTTCCTTATAGGCTACCATGACGGTAAATTCTATGTCTATAATGGCAGGCTCGACCATGTCGTCAACGAGGAATTCGTGCAGTGGTACTATGAAATGAGGGACTATGCCGGAGGAAAGACACAGCTGTACAACTACATCGAGAACAACAGACTGCAGGATCCGTTCTATGAGCAGGTTTTCGTCCCTCTGTTCAACGAGAAAGGAAAGGCAATGGGATTTATCGGAATAATCCCTGACACCAGGGCAAAGCCGGAGAAATTCGATCGAATAGAAGGGAACCTTGAACCTCTGAACAGGCTCGGTAAACTGATCCTGAACATAGACGAGAAGGACAACCCGCACATGAAGCGTCTCGAGGAGCAGTTCAAGCTGGTGAACAGGGCCATGAAATCCCCGGCTGACGGCCCGGACTGCATAGAAGGCGGGGTATGGATAATAAACCAGAAAATCGGAACACTTTCATCCGATTCCTACAGCATAGGGCAAAAGTCAATCAACAAAAAGAGATACTGATATGGCATTCATCACACCGGAAGAACTCAAGACACATCTGTACAAAGAGCATGTGGATGTGATCAGCAGGGAGGACAACACAATCATCACCGCCGCCATTGATGCCGCTGTACAGGAGGCATGGGGATATCTCGGAAGCTACGACCGGGAGAGGATCTTCTCCGCCAAAGGGGAGGAACGGAACTCTCTGCTCCTGCTGTTCGTCAAGGATATCGCCGTCTGGCATTTCATAAACCTGTGCAATGCCGGGACAGACCTTGAGCTCAGGCAGGCCAGGTACGAAAGGGCGGTATCATGGCTGCGCCAGGTCCAGAAAGGGGAAGTGACCCCGTTCCTGCCTGTAATTGACAATGACGGGGACGGGAAACCCGACACCGCAGGACAGTACCTGTTCGGAAGCAATCCCAGACGGTCACAGCATTTTTAATCGGATACAGATATGGAAGAAACAAGAAAAGACAACAGGAAGGACGATACACCTGTAGTGAACCAGATAATAATCAAGGCGCCGCTGCGCAAGGTCTCCGATGTCGGGACATGGCGTGCCGCCCTGCGTGCTGCCGATGCCGGAAAACCAGCATCCCTGTACAACCTCTTCGAGGATATCATGATTGACGGTCTCCTGAGCGATGCCGTGCAGAAAAGGATCGATGCGGTAACGAACTCCGAACTGACATTCCAGGATGCATCAGGAGAAGAGGTGCCGGAGATCTCCGAACTCATGGACAGTACCGCCTGGGAGACAATATTGACAGAAATCGTCAAGTGCAAGATGTACGGGAGGGCCGGGGTCGAACTGACATTCGGCCCGGACGGGATGTCAGCATTCGCAATCCCGGCAAAGCACATCGACCTGCGGACCAGGTCAATCCTGGTCCGCGAGAATGACCTTTCCGGGATACCGTATGAACCGGACCCGCAGCTCATAATCCTGGGGCAGGACCTCGACTGGGGGCTGCTCCTGAAAGCGACCCCATACGCCATATACAAACGCGGGGGATTCGGGGACTGGTCCCAGTGGGTGGAGCTGTTCGGCATGCCGCGCCGGGTCGGGAAATACAACGCATACGACCCCGAAAGCCGCAAACTGCTCGAGGAGGCTTTCGACAAGGCAGGATCCGCCCCGTGGATGGTCGTGCCGAAAGAGACGGAGATAGAGACCGAGGAGTCCAGTGCCGGGAACGGCGGCTCGTATGACCAGTTCCGCAAGGCATGCAACGAGGAGATCCTGATCACAATCCTCGGACAGACACTCACCACCATACAGGGGGACAAAGGAGCAAGGTCACTCGGTGTGGTCCACAAGGAAGTGGAGGAGGGCAAGAACAAGAGCGACCTCCGGTTCGTCCAGAGGGTGCTCAACAGCAGGCTGCTCCCCCTCCTGGAATCCAGAGGCTATCCCGTGGCCGGAGGCAAATTCATATTCCCCAAGGCAGTGGAGCAGCTGTCCGTATCAGATGTGGTCAGTCTTTCAAGAATCATGGATATACCACAGAGCTACCTGCACGAGAAATATTCCATCCCCGTACCACAGGACGGGGAACCGGTTGCAGGTGAGAGGTCCGGGGAACCGGTCGAGGGGGTGCTGCTGGATTCCGGTGATGCAGACATAAAGAATGCGGACCGGTCCCTGTTTGCCAGGCTGAGGGATTTTTTCGTGAAAGCCCCGCAGGACGGGGCATCAGATGGCAGAGCCCACATCAGGATGACTGACGGGGACACAATGCAGGAAAGGCTCATAAATGCCGTATACGGCGGCCAAAACTACTGGGATACAGAACTGTTCGGATTTGTCTCGAAAGACCTTTTAAGCGCCGTTCAAACGGCATTCAAACAGGTCCTGGCCAATATCGACATGACATATATGGCATCAGATGACGCCTTCTCCCTTGCACTCGAGCAGAACATATTCCATTTTTCCGCCGCAAAGACCCTGGCCGAACTCCAGGCCCTCAATGATGCGCTGCGCAGGAGCCGGAGTTATGAAGAATTCGCAAAGGAGGCCGAAGGCATCTGCGACACATTCAACCGCAGGTGGCAGAAGACGGAATATGAGACAGCCGTCCTCACTGCGGAGGCAGCAAGCGACTACCGCAGACTGATCAGGAAAACGGCACTATTCCCCTACTGGAAATATGTCACCGCGGGGGACGAGAGGGTCAGGGAGGCACATCGTGCCCTGGACGGGATAATTTTGCCGGCAAGTGACCGGCGCTGGGACAGGATTTTCCCTCCGAACGGATGGAAATGCCGGTGCCATGTATCACCGATGCTGCGACATGAGGTGACCGAAAAAATGTTGGAGGAATCCAGACAGCGGGTGGACGGATATTTCCGGACTTACGACTGGAAAATGGCCGAGCAGTCCGGGTGGGGCATAAACAGGGGCAAGAGGGCCGTCGTGTTTGATGAGGACCAGATGTATATCCGCAAGTTCCCTGGAATGGCCGCCAAGTACATGAACAGGGTGAAACCGTCCGACTGGGGACTTGAACCGTCACTGAAAAAACTGACCGGCAATGGCCGGCCGGATCTGGTGCCCTATTCCGGAACAGCGGATGCCTGGTGGGACGGCCATTCTGTAATTGTTGAAGGGGAGACTGTCCTGCAGGTAAAGGACAGGGCTGGACGCACCTGGTATATGAAGAAGTCCGACTATGACATCCATACCTCCGACATCAAGAAGAAACGTGCCTTCAGAAAGGATCTGCTCGGATGTATAGATGAAGTCCTCTCTGATCCGGATGAAGTATGGCTCTCCAACGAGCACAAAGACAGGGACAATCCGGAATCAAGGCTTAACAACTGGATATCCATTAGGTATTATAACGGCAAGGCCATAGCCTGCGTCTGCAAACTGGAAGGGAACATGATGGTGTTCAAGTCCTGGTACGAGCTCAAGGACCCGAAAGCCAGAAGCGGCATATTGGTGTTCAGGAAATGAAAAAAAAGCACCGGAATTCCGGTGCCTGTTCTCAGGTTTCCTCCAGACGGGCTGTCCATGCGATTAGGCCCCGGCCGTGACCCCACCTCCTGCAGGCTGAAAGCCCCGTCCTTATGGCCCGTCTGAAGACAATGCAAATATAATGTTTTTTTATGGACTTCAAAGAA